TCTGTCGCCCGCGCAGCAAAAAGCTAGGGCGTTTCAGATATTCCAAGAACGCAAGAGCCCAGGACTTGAGGGTGTGCAGACTAGGGTCGATGCTACGGCTGAGCTGGAAGCACGGCAGCGGACACAGCGGCGTACACTTACTGACGCGGTGTTTCAAGAGGCTGTGCGTAAGAAAGACGCCGCCGGGCAAGCGGCGCGTCGCGCTGCGATTTTGGCTGAGGAAATGAAAAAACCGGCTGGCGGTGGCAACGTAATCAAACTTGATTGAGGCTTTGCATGCCCATCTACGAATACAAAGGTCAGCAGTACGAACTGTCTACGACTGACCCTGCGGAGGCTAAAGCTAAAATTTTGAGCTACCTAGCGCAGCAGTCCTCTGCCTCTGCCTCCGCTTCGCCACCTGCTGATAAACCGCCCGCTGCGGCTGCACAGCAGTCCCCCGCTGCCGCTTTGCCCCCTGCCAATAGACCGCCCGCTGCGGCTGCACAGCAGCCCCCTGCCAATAGACCGTCCGCTGCCAGACCAGCTGCGGCTGCGTCCGTCGCTCCAACTGAGCCTCCTATTAGCGGACTAAGCGGAGAGTTTGCTGGGTTTGCAGATGTCTTTGCGCCGCCTGCTGAGCCAGCGCCCCGGAAAACTTTTACGGGTAGCGTGTTTGACACGGTGCCGTTCAATCCCCCGTTTGATCCAGCAGAAGCAGCGCGGCTGTCCAACCGTGCGTACGCCGAAGGGACTATGCGGCCACCGGCTAGGAGGCTGCCCGGAGCAAGTATGACCGCCACGCCTGCGCGTGAGCAGCGAGGACGTACGGCAACTGAGACAGTGGTTGATAGCTACATAGGCTTGATGCAAGGCGGTGCGGGGTTCTTCAAGGACATCCTTGACAACATTCCCGGTGAACCCGGCCAAGCCGTATTCGGTGGTTACATAGAGGGGCTTGAGCGAGCAAAGTCTCCGCAGCTTCGGTCGTCACAGCTTGCTCGCGAGGGGCGTATTGCCCGGGCAAGAGCACTGGAGGGTGAGGTTGGCGCTACCCGTGTAGCGTATCAAACGCTCTTTACTCCTGCCGGTGCCGACATCATGATGCAAGGCGCAGGCTCGCTGATACCAAGCGTTGGCATGAGTCTCGCCGGGCTTGGCTCCAAGGCTCTCATCGCGACAAACATGCTGTCCAACGCTGGCGGGGCTGCGGTCCAGTCGGCCAACCAACTCAAGCAGATATCGCCTGAGCAGTGGAGCAAGAGTGACGTTTACCAAGACCTGCGTAAAAAGGGGCTGTCGCATCGTGACGCGGTGTCTTTGTTGGCGCCGATTCTTGCGCTCCCCGCACAGATAACTGGCGCGGCTACTGGTCTTGTATCTGGCGCAACCGGCTTTGAGCGGGCGCTAACTCGTGGTACTGAACGTGGGGTACGTGCGGCTGCTGGTCGTGCTGGTGCTGAATTTGGTGGTGAGCAGCTTGAGAGCCTTGCTCCGCAGTTCGTGGGCAATTTGATTGCCGGAACGCTTGAGCCAAACATCTCCGCACTTCAGGGGCTTGGTCAGACTGCGGTCGAGACGGCTGCTGGTGCGCTACCCGGCGCTGCCTTGGCTGCGTTGCCCTCCAAGCGGATGAACACTCTGAATGACTTTGCCCAGCGTAATGGGTTCAAAGACGTTCAAGACATGATTCGGAACACTCGTGACCGCAAGTCGCTTGAAGACCGATTGATTGAAGAACTCGACAAAGAGACCGACACTCAAGATACCGCCTCTCAACAGCAGCAGGAACGAAGAGAGCCGACGGTTGATCTGACCGCGTTAGGAGCGCAAGATGCTAGACAACCTATCCTCCCAACAGGTGGAGCTGGCGTTTCAGTGGCTGGCGAGCCCGCTGGTGGAGCCGCCCCCGGAAGAATTGAACCATCTGAACCAAGCGGAGTGGTTCCTGCTACAGCGGATGTTGGACAGCCTCCTGTTGGAGAAAGAGCAGGGGCCGGTGCAGTAACACCCACTGCACTGACACAGCGGATTGCGGAGCTTGAAGTTGAGCAAGAACTTCTTTCTTCGCGGCCATTGCAAAGGGGTGAGTCCAGGTTTATCCGAGAAGCTAAGCTTGCAGAGGTACAGCAGGAAATTGATGCGCTGAAAGAGAGACTCGCCCAAACCACTGAAACCGTTCAAGCAGAACCGCAAGCTCCTACTGCGCCAGCCGCCGCTCCTGCTGTCCCTACTGCACCTGCTGTTGAAGAGGCTAAACCAAAAACAAAGCAAGAAATACAGCAAGAAATACTGGAGGCTGCCACAGACGAAGAGCTTCAACGGGCTATGCGCGAGATTGGCGGGTCAGAAGTTTCTCTCTTGCCCGTTGATCTCATACAGGGGGAAATTGACAAGCGCAAGGCCGCAAAAAGCGCCCCGCAGCAGCTTCCGCTTACTCCGTACATCACAGGGATCAACAAGCAGCTAGACGATTTCTACGGCGCGGTTTACAGCAAACCATTTGACGACCTGCCAGAGAGTCTCCGCCCCGCTCGCATGGCGCTGGACGACGTTAATGATGCCATTGGATTTGTCCAAGGGCGTCTGGCAAAGTGGGATCACCCTGCAATCACTGGCAAGACTGACACCGAACGCAGCATCGGTAAGGCCAAAGCCACCGCTGAAGAGAAAGAATTGCTTGGTGCTGTCAGCGGATTGGCTGGGCTCGGCGCTCGTATCGCTGGTCAGGCTATGGCCCTCAACAAGGGCTACAAGGGCAGGAAGGCTGGCAGCCAAGAAAAGATTGACGCCGCCGTCAAAGACGTCGAACAGTTGTTTGTTCGTGCTAATGAATTGCTTGATGCTCGCGGGCTGTTGTCTGAGGAAGAAAGCGCTGACCTACGAAAAGAGTTGGGTAAAGCCGCCCCACCGGCTGCTTCCGAAGGTATAACCGTTGAGTCCCAGCAACGCGGGAAAGATGATTTTGGAAACGCTGCTGTTGACGTTACGCTGTCTAATGGTAGTAGGTACAGAATCCAACGTCTTAACTCAACTGAGTCGATGGGGCTGCCGGGATGGCACGATGCCTCTGGTGAATTCGGCGCTACGGTAACCAGCACTCTAGCAGGCGGCTTTTTGGGTAACACCAAAGAAGAAGCCATTCAAGAACTGATCCGTCGGGAAACAGCGAAACAGCGAGCACCAGCGGCTGAAGGCGCTCCGCCACCCAAAGCGCCCGTAGACAAACCCGAACCGTCTGCTGACTTGAACGTGCCTGAGGCACCGGGCGATTCGACAACTCCGCCTCCTGTAGAAGACACGCCGTACTACGGCTCTGACGAGATCAACGCCCTTGGCGACAAGATCAAAGACACCGCGAACAAAATTGCTTCCGACTTCATGGTCGGCGACATGGTGCGTTACGGGAATGTAAACGGCGTCGTTGTTGGCGTGGACAACGTGTTTAAGCGCGTGATGATCCATCCCGACGGTGCTAAATGGGCTAAAGCCTACCATGCCGTACCGAAAGAAAAAGTAGAGTTGATCGCTCGGCCCGACACCACTTCCAAAACCGCCGCGATGGCAATGCCGGGGGAAGATAAAAAGTTTGGTGCGGAACAAGGCAAGCTCAACGCCGACATGGGCGGCCTCATTCAGTTGCTGGGTGCAAACATGTACGCCAGTTCAATTGCCGAGGTGACCATTAAAGAGTTGCTGCAAAACGCTTTCGATGCTGTGAAAGGCGCTGTGTCCGACAAGAAAGCGCCGTCGCTCTACAAGAGCGGCAAGATTACCGTAACTTTTAACGACGCTGACCGCACCATTACTGTGACCGACAACGCACGAGGCATGACGCCTGATATCGTGCGCGATGCGTTCTTCACCGTAGCAGGCTCGGACAAATCCGATCTCAACCCAGAAGACCGCAGCGGTGGCCTCGGGCTCGCCAAGATGGGCTTCATGCTGGGCTCTGAGCAACTCATTCTCGACACCGTGCGAGACGGCGTGCGTGTTCGCGTAGACACCACGGCTAAAGATATTGCCAACAGCAACTTCCAAATCACCAAGTCCCCAGCCCCCAAGGGCGAGCATGGCACGTCGGTCACTGTCAAGATTCCTGAGTTCTACGTGGACCCCAAGACGGGCGACAAGAGAAACATCTACTTTTTCTCTAACGCAAAGTACATTGAGCCCCTCCAAAAACCGCTGATCGGTCCGGTGGAAGTTAGCGTCGTTAGAAAAAATTCTTTTGAGGATGAAGTAGAGCAACTCCCCGTCGGCCTCAATTTCCCTGCTGACAAATACGTCACTTTCAAAGTTAACTTTGGGTGGGGGTCGGCGGACGTCTATTTCAGCAAGGAGCGCAACCCCGGCGCTTCGTATGCGATCAAGCATCAGGTGCTGTCATCTGGCGTGTACCAGTTTGATACGGACTTCACGCATAACAACGAGAAGCTTCCGTACGACATCATCGTCAACGTCAAAGCAAATGTCGAAGCCAAGCACCCCGACTATCCGTTTGAGAACAGTCGCGAGCGGTTCAAGGGCCGTTTGAAGGACGACATTGCCGCTCTCAACACGTACCTTGTAAAAATTGCTTTGGGTAACGAAGCCCAGGACCTGCAAGAAAACTTTAAAAACATCGTATCCATGCCCCGCGTTGAGATCGGGCAGGAATTGGCTGACGCCTCCAACAAACTACGCAAAGCGTTTGACCAGCGCGGTACAAGCGAGCGCCGTGAGTTGCCCCCTATGCCGAAAGAAGTTCGGGTGGAAGGCACCAAAGTTGTTGCAATTGACACTGGCAAGGTCGTCGCCGACACCGCCAAGAAGGCAGAGAAGGTCGCAAAAGAGTCGTTCACGGCAGAAAAAGAAGCTCCTGAGATGAAGGACTTCTTGCTGCAAATGTCGCAGAACCCCAACCAGCCAATCTTTCATAACAACACCAACGTCGATCTGCTGGAGGTTGGTCGGCAGTACGGTAACCCCGAGCAGTTCTTCGCCGAGCTTGGTACGCTGATGGTGGAGATGAAAGAGGCTTTGGCCACCAGTGGTATATACCGCTACGACGTCCTCAAGCCTGAGAACCTGTTCTTTGCTGGCGTGTCCGTTGACAAGGGCTACGGCGGTGTGCATATCAAAGTGCCGTACAAGGCTGTGCTGGTCAATCCGTTCTACGACTTTGGCGCAAAGACTTTGTTTGGTGTGCGGGAGTACTTATGGGAGACCATGACTCACGAGATTGCCCACACTGGTGACATGGGGCATGGCGTTGGGCACAACACACATATGCTAAAAGTGCGTCAGTATCTGGCTGACGAAGGGCTTGCGGATTATTTCCGTGACGCGCTGATGGACGTGCTGACCAAGCACGAATCAACTTTTACCGCAATGAGGGAATCGTATGGACGAAGTACAACAAAGAACACTGCAAAATCTCTTAGCGACTACGAGAAAGGTTCCGCCTCAATTTCGGATGGAAGCGCTGCAAGTCGCGACCCGGACGCAGTACGGCCTCTACCGGCAGGAGGGAGACCAGCAGGGGATGGCGATATACGAACCGCTGGTCCTCTTGACACAACGAGCGGAATCCCCCGAGCAGCTGGAAGCACTGCTCCAACAAGCGTAAAAGGGCTGAACCAAGACGTCGTCGATGCGATCAACCGCAACGATGTCAACGGAGCCCTGCGTGCCATTGCACGCACCACGACTGGATGGTATTCGGAATTGGCGCGGCGGCTGGCCGAGCTTAATTTGCCAACGGGCATCATCTTCAACAATGAGCGTGCGCTTGTAAAGAAGCTTATTGATGACCGTTCTGCGCCGCAGCAGATTCGGCTCTTTGCGTACCTGAGCAGGGTTGCGCCCAAGTTCTACGACCAGTACTTCAAGGACTACGACAAGGCTGAGAACCTTGAGCGGGTCTACGAGGGCCTTCGCAGGATTCCAGTGGTGGGCATCAACATTGCCCCGGTCAGTGCCGAGCTTGCCGATGTGAGGATTGCGTTTAACAGAACGATGCCCGGACTGGTTCGCCCGGGATTCTTTGCGCCTTCTCTCGATGCAATAAACATCAAGCCCGACAGCGCTTTCGGATCGAGCAACCGAGTGCTGCTGCACGAGATCGTTCACGCCGCAACTGAATACCTTCTTTCTGAGAAGGTGACGCTGACCCCAGAGCAGGAAGCTGCGGCACGAGACCTGCGGGAGATGTATCGGTACGCTCAGACCAAGCTGCCGCCTGATGAATACGGGTTCACCAACATCTCTGAGTTTGTCGCGGAAGCGATGACGAACCCGAAGTTTCAAGCCAAGCTCAAGGGGGTGACGTTCCCGGCCCGCAAGACTTCGCTGTGGAATCGGTTCATGCAGGTCATATCGGATATGTTCGGCCTTGATAACTTGGCTGGCGCATCTGTATCAGCGATCAACGATCTTCTGTCGGCTCAGCGTCCGTCGGGTATTCAGCAAATGCCGCTGCGTTTTGCTGCGCCTAAAAAGGGCAAGCGAGTCCGTGGCCCGATCAGCCAGCCTGACACTTGGCGCACCGCTGAATCGGTGGAGACCACAATCAAGGATGTTATTGATGACGCCACACAGGGCCGCGTGTCGCTGACCGAATCGCTAAAAGATTTGACGGGCGCGTTGTGGAGCGCCTCCGGCACGGGCGTACGGTTTGTCGTGCTGCCTGTACTGCAATTGCGACAGCTCAGGGATTTGACCCGTACCAAGTTTCCGCAACTTGGCGGCGCTATCACTATCGTCGAGCAGATGGTGGCCTATAGGGGCAGAAAGCTCAAGGTTGCCGAAGACATCGTGCAGAAGTGGTCTGAACTGCAAAACGAAAACCCGAGGCAGTCTGGCCTGATGGCTCGCATCATGCTTGAGGCAACTATTCGCGCCCGCGATCCAGATGATGGTGTACCGCCTGGGGCTACGCCTGATGCACTCGACAATGCTTGGAACGGCCTACGCCCTGAGTTCAAGCAACTGTACCGTGAAGTACGAAACTTCTACGCCGACTCCGTCAAAGAGATGGTGCGCACCATGAAGCAACGCGCACTGGGACTGCCCAAAGCTGATCGGCAGGAGATGATCCGCAAGATCAATGAGCAGTTTGGCCCCGACAAGCTGGTCAAGCCGTACTTCCCGCTGCGCCGTTTTGGTAAACACTGGTTCCAAGTCGGCGAAGGTAATTTCAAAGAGTTCTACACGTTTGACAGCGTAATCGGCCGCAACTTTGCGTTCAACAGACGCCGTCGCGCTTTGAAGAATGGGAACACCCAACAGCGGACCGCAGCAGAAACCATGCGGATGGGAGATGGCATATCTGAGTTGTTCTCTCAGAATGTGGCTACCACGCAAGTCCTGCGTAACATGGAAGACGTCGTCGACAACCTAACTGCTACAGACGTCCCGACGCTCAAAGCCGAGATCAAAGACAGCATCAACCAGCTGATCTACTTGTTGCTGCCCGAACAGAGCATGCGCAAGATGTTCATCAATCGCAAGGCCATTCAGGGTGCCAGCTCGGACATGCTGCGGGTCTTCTCCAAGACTGCCGTTCACAGTGCGTATCAACAAGCACGATTCAAATACGCCGAACCGTTTTTGAACAACATCAGCCGCGCTCGTGAGTACATTGAAGACTTGGAAAAATCCAAGCTCGCTACGCCTGAGCAGGGTAAGGTTTACCGGGATTACGTGCTTGAGTTGGAGAACCGTACAAAAACCGTGCTTGGTGTTGAAGACACCAGCTTTTTTGCCCGGCTCGTTGGGGGAGTGACCAACATCACGTTCTTCTTCATGCTGTCGGCACCGGCCAGTGCGCTGCTCAACATTGTGGGTATGGCGTCTCTCACGATGCCGCGCATCGGTGCTAGGTATGGATACGCCAAAACCAATGCACTGATGCTGAAAAACTTGGGGCTGTATACAGCGACCACACCCAAGCGTTCATTGGCCCCTGTAGTCCAGGGCAACTTTATGCAAGCCTCATTCCCCTCAATTGTGGAGGGGGCCACGCTTGACCCGCTGCTGAGATTAGCCGCAGATCGTTTTGTGGAGGACGGGGACATCAACATCTCCATGACGAACGACATCATGGGTATGAGCGATCTTCCGTCTGACTTGTATACGGGCAAGGCGAACACGCTGAAGAAAGTCATGGGCGGCCTGTTCCACCAAGCAGAGCGGCTCAATCGAGAAGTTGCCCTGCTGACAATTTTTGAGCTTGCGTTTGACAAGTACTCCGGTGCCGACCGTAAAGACATTCGCGGCGTTGTTGAGCGCGACCCTACGACAAAGCAGCCTCTTAAGTACACCGCGAATGAAGCGTTCGAACTTGCCATCCAAGAAGCCCGCGACATTGCTGGCTTGACGCTGGGCGACTACACCCGGCAGATGAAGGGCCGAATTTTTGCTATCCCGGGCGTCAATCTTGTGACGCAGTTCAAGCAGTACGCGATCATCGGTACGTACAACATCTTGCGCGATTTCTATCTGTCTGTCGGTGCTCCATTCCGCAAGGCTGAGATTGAGCAGTTTCGGCAGCAGATGGTCAAGGATGGGTTGTCGCCGACTGTGATAGAGCAGCGCCTTGACGAGGCTGAGACATACCGCAAGGAGATGTACCGCGAAGGCATGAAACGGCTGGCCGGTGTTCTCGGCATGACGTATTTGTTTGGTGGTATCGTTGCCCAGCCCTTCTTCTCCATGCTCGGCCAGCTTATCGCCATGTTCGCTCCGGACGATGACGACGAGTTCTTCGACTGGGAGAACTGGTTCTACAACTTTATGGAAAATGAGGTCGGCGGTGCTGCCGCAGCTATCTTTACAAAGATGGGTGTGGATGCCGCCAAGTCTGAACGCGCAGGTATTGCACTAGGCGAAGCCCTTGCTAGAGGCCCAGTGGCGACGGCCACAGGAACGTCTCTTGCAGACCGCGTAAGTTTGGACTTGAAGAACCTCTGGTGGCGCGAAGGCCGCTACTCGCCCGATGCCCGCGAAGCAATCCAGCAAGAAGTGATTGCTAACATAGGTCCGTCGGTCGGCTTGGCACTCAATTGGGCCGATGCTTGGCAACTAGCAGGTGAAGGTCAGTGGGGGCGTGCGTTTGAAAAAGCTGCTCCTGCTTTGTTTGCAAAACCTGCGACAGCATTCCGGCTTGGCACTGAGGGAGCTACGAATCGTGGCGGTGTAGTGATTGGGGGCTTGTACTCTCAGGAGTTCACTACTTGGAACTTGGCCATGCAGGCAATTGGGCTTCAGCCTGAAAAACTTGCACAGGCGCAAAAAGCCGCCATTCAGGCAAAAACTTACGAGCGTAAAGTCCTTGACCGCCGCAACGCACTGCTTGATCGGCTCTGGATGGAGCGTGGCACGCCAAGCTATGCGGACGCAGAGTTGAAGGCCAAACAATTTTCTCTGTTGTATCCAGAGCTTGCTATTGACGACAAAGCGATTGAACAATCTTTTGACGCACGGGCAGAAGCCAAAGCGCAGGCCGAGGCTATGGGCGCACGGCTTGACGAAAAACTTATCGAGCGTACAGGCCCCATGATGCGATACGGCATGCAGTAAAAAAGACCCCGCCGAAGCGGGGTAAAGGGGGGTGATCATTTGATTCGCCAGACGCGAAGGCCTTTGATGCCCTCTTCAATAACAGGCTTGATCAAAACTTTGTAGCCAAGCCGTTTTGCCACAGCGGCCACAATTTCTTTGCTTTCTGCCAAGCGCAGGCATGGCACAAAGAACGAGGCGCCTACACGGAACTTTTTCCAGTCAACGCGGTACTCAAGCCCGTTCACCTTCATGGGCAGCCTCGGCTTCTTCGTCCACAGGGCCTTCGGCTTTGACAGCAGCTGCGATCACGTCGGGGTCAATGAAGTCACCTTTAGAGCAGTCAAACATGAAGGTGTCCACAGCTGGTACGTTCGGCATCTTGGTGCCCTTGGCCATGCGCTTCTTCACCACTCCCATGTACACGCCGTCGGCGGTCAGCGAATTCAAGACATCCTTGATCGTAATCTGATGCGTCGCGCACCAGTTACGAAACTTCTTGGCAATGATGTACAGCCGCTGTGAGTCTGGCTCCATGCGGATAGTCAACTCACCTATTGGCTCAAGGATCGGCAGCATCTCCACCCCGGTGCGTTTGTCCACTTCGGCATTGATGATCAACGTGTTGCGGCGGTGCTCGTTCCAAAACTCACCCACAATGCTGGCGTGCGTAGACGACGGAGGCTTGATCTCTTGGCGCATCTGCGAAAACTCTTTGAGCATCCACTTAAATACGCGGCCGACGTCAATGTCAAACAACCCTAGCCGCTTGGCGAAAAGAGCCCCGGCAATATTGCAGGCGGCAACGCCCGACCAAAACCTTTCCCTATTCGTAAAGCCAACCTTTTGGTCAATGAGGCGCTGCACTTCCTTGACCTCTGCCACGCGCTCTTCCAAGTTCGATACCAAATCATGCAGGTAGATACGCCCTGCATGCCCGTAATTTGAATAGAGCTTGGGGTAGATGTTGTCGGCCTCGGCTTTGGTCAGCAGCTTGGTCTCGGGGATTTCGTATTCAATCAGGCGCATCAGTTCGCCGTCAGGCGTGGACTTGAGAGACTGAAGTTTGTCGACCACCGAAGCATTCGATGTGCACAAAAGGATGGTCTGCCACTTGGTCATGTTCATCCGCTCGGCGTTTTCATTGGCCTTCATCCGCCCCCTACCTCGGCCTTGAGACACAGCGTACAGAAAGTCAGAGCAGTCATCGGACGGCATCTTTGTGATCTCATCACACCCTAGGCCGAGATTGTTCATGACGCCGAGGCGGTGCAGCCGCACGTTCATAGTGTCTCGCTGAATGAGCATCAACTCTTCGGGGTGGCCGTACACACTGTGCATGGCTTTGATGGCAGTCGTCTTGCCAGTACCCGACTGATTGTTGATCATGTTGATCATGGCCCCCTTGAGGTGGAGGTGTTTCATCAACGGTGCGCCGAAGGCAGTGAAAAAGCCGAACGCGTGCGGCTCAAACCCTGCTCGGTTGTACACATTGATGACGGATTGCCACTCTTCGAACGTGCCGACTGGAGCGAACCAATCTGCAAGCTGTGCCAAGCCACTGGACGGGGGGCTGTATCTATCGCCGTCGGCACATATTTCAGTGTCGCCGACAATGAAAGACTTGTTGTTCTCCGTCCACCCAAATTGCGAGCGCATAATCTCTGCTCCTTCTTTGTATTGCAGCTCTTTCGCAAACCGCACGATGTAGGACATGATGTTGTCCATTTGCTTTTTCAACGCAATCACACCAAACCAAGCCAGCCGCTCGCGCAACTTATCGCTGGTCAGCAGGTCAACTGCCGGTAGCGCGAACTCCTTGATCCCATCCCGTGGGGTGTGCAAGCGCATCCAGATCACTTCGCCTGCCTGAGGGTCCTTGAGTCGTTTGACCACATATAGGTCGTGCTCGTAGACCATGACTGGCGCAGCTTCGTCGTCTTCCTCGTTCTTGCGATACACGCCGCCGTTTTTGCCACGAAAGTAGGGAAACGGGTACTCGGGAATCTTGTATATGACCGGCGTGGTTGATGCTGGCGCCGTGAACTGCACTGTGTTGTCGGCCTCGGTTGCAGCTGCAATCTCTGCGCCGAGCACAATGGGGGACGATATCTTGCCTTTATGGACGCAGTTGTCGCACCCACTGGGGTTGAGCCCTTCCCACTTCTCACAGGTGTATGGCCCCTTGATCCTCTGCGCTTTGTCCGCTGTTACTACAGCATCGTAGTCGGGGTGATCCTTGGAGATGTCGTGTATCGCCGACTCGGCATCGACGCAGTGTGCCGCAATTGAAAGCGCTGCCCTCCAACGCGGCTCCTCTATCGTGGCTTGATCAGAGATAGCCTTGCTCAATTGGAAGCAGCCGCGACCCTTGGCATTCTTGTCGACGATGACGCTGAACCGGAACTGCTTGTTGCCCATGAGGGCTTTGGTCATATCGTCGGCATACGTCGGCAGGTAATCTGGAATATCGTCCAGTACCCCCAGCTTGGACTTCAATGTCTCGTAGTCCACGGGCTTAGACATAGCCATGACCCTGACTTCCAGGGGCGGCTCAACTTTGTGGTTCAGGGTGTCAGGCATCCGCATGATGGACGCCACATCTGCCGTTCGCGCCGGGTCAGCTTCAAAGTCGTGCTCAACGCAGAGCGCCTTGAGCCTCGCCGCCACAGACTTCCACTGCTCTTTTGTTATCTCAGCAGTCAACGGCCAGTAGACATGAATGCCCCTGCCCGAATTGACGATACATGGCCTTGGTAGACCAACTACTTCACAGAACGCTTTGAGCGCGTCCAACCCTTCGCCTTGAGTGGTGTACGGCTTGCCTTCACCACAGTCGATATCCAGCCAAAACGATTTGGCCGACTTTACGTTATCAGTCGTCCGAGACTTGTCTGTCTCGTACTTTGCACAAGCGAAATACACGTCGTAGTGCTTCGCTAATAAATCCTCTACCGCCCCATCAACTTCGTCCAACCCCTGCACAAACACTTGCTTGGGGAGGCCAGTCTTCTTAAGACCGACGACACAGTACCATCCATCCGGGGACAGAACTGCCGACAGAAAATCTGTTCTTGTCATAGCCGCCTCTGCACCGATGAAACAAACGCACTGGGAGCATTGCGGCCCCCAGTGCGGACCTACTTGCTGGCGTGGGTGCTGAGATACAGTACGATTTGCTCGACGTGTGACCTTCGTGGAAGCCACTCACCCATAAACCATTTGTAGATGGTCATACGGCTGACGCCAAATTCCTTGGCGATGTCTCGTACTGAAATATCCCGCTCTATGCAGAACCTCCCCAGCTTGACGCCAGGGTGTCTGCCATTGGCCGTTTTATTGGCCGCTACCACCCGCCACGCGTAGCCTCTGTTGTTCATCAGTCGTCAGTCGCCCAAGTGTTAAGGACGTCCACGAAGTCCTTCTTGGGGGCTGGCTCAGCGGTCTTTTTGGAAGCACGCTTGGTAGGCTCAGGTACTTCTTGAGCGGGCTCGGCCTCGACGGCCACGGTTTTGGGTGCGGCTTTCTTTGCACCGTCGGTTTGGGCTGCGGTCTGGATGACGGCTGCCTTGGCGGCAGGAGAGTCAGCCTTTTCTTTTGCGACTGCCCACTGCTCACGGGTCAGATAGCCGACGGGCTTGAAGGTCAGCTTCGGTGTTGCACTGTCACTATCCAGACGCATCTCAGTGATCAGGGTACCGAGGCTGCGACCCATAGAGCCAACGTACTTGGCGTACTGCTGGAACGGCATCTTGTCCACATCACCACGACCGAAGATCGACTGCGACGGCAACAGCAGTTGAAACACATCGCCTTCAATGTCGTCGGCCAGCAAGACTGCCAAACGCTGCTGATACCGGCAAGCACGAGAGTCACCTTGGCCAGAGCCTTTGATGTTCTGCGGGCACCCATCGCAAGAGGCATGCTGCGGGTACTCAATACTGGCGTCGGGCTTGTCGCCGTCATTGCTCCAGCAGTCGGGTGAAGTGGTTTCGCCGGGGGTGTATTTGCCAGCATAGAACTGGCGCGACACCTTGGGGTTGCCATTCACAATCACGATGTTCATTGAACGGTTTTCGTTCTTGGCGATCTCTTCGCCATTGACCATCATGCGAAACACGCCGCCCCGGATGGAGATGCGCTTGACCGCAGTGTTGCCCGCAAGGGCCTTGGTCATTGTGTCGATGCCGACTTCCTTGAGGTAGTCAGGTACTTGGTTCAAAAGAGCGATGTCGTTGCTCATGCGGTTCTCCTTACTTGGTGCTACGTCTTTGAATGGTGATCTCATATTCGCTGTCGATATGAAGACCGGGTGGATGAAGGTCTGGATTGTTGTCCAAGAATTCCTTCATGTTGGTTTGATGAATGCGCTTCTCCAGCAAGCCCATCGCATCGTGCTCCTGCATCATCTTGTAGAACTCCTCCCAATTGTTTGTCCAATACCGATTCTTGACGGTACGGTATGCAACCCCGTGCGGGGTAGAGAAACTGGTGGCCCCAGTCTCTTTGGAGATTTCAACGAGTCGATGCTTGAGGAGCGTCATCTGCTCTTCCAACTCGTCGCTCTGTGACTTGTACTCTCTGTAGAGCAGGTCCTTTGTGTCGCGTAGCTTGATGTACGCTTTGACAATCTTCTCGATTGGTGCGTCTTCCATGTTGCTTTCTCCGGTTATGAGGGCTTCATTATACACCCTTTCTTTACTGTGTCAAGTGCTCAGTTCATTCTTGTAGAGGTCGATGATGCGCTCATGCACATCCAACTTGTTCTGGAGCGCCGAGTACAACTTATTCTCGACCGGGCTACCTTCGATGTGAACGATAGTCATCGGGTTGCGCTGACCTGTCCTGTCGATGCGTGCGTTCGCTTGCAGGTAGGTCTCGATGGAGGTCACCGGAGCGTACCAGATCACCACGTTCGCAGCAGTCAGGGTTACCCCGTGTGCGGCAGCTTGCGGTTGGATGAGCAAGACCTTGGGCTTGTCGGTCTCTTGGAACTGCTTGAAGATTTCGGTGCGCCGCGTCACGCTTACACTGCCATTGATGATTTCATTGGCAATGCCGTTCTTGGTCAAGAAGTCTTTCAGCAACTCCAGCGCATGCGTAAAAGGCACGAACACCAAGACCTTGTGCGAGGCTTCGTTGATAACCTCCAGCACGGCGTTGAGCCTGTCTGAAACATCAAGGTCAATGACGTTACCTGTATCGGTGTACACAGCCCCGCAGGAAATCTGTAGGAGCTTGTTCACGTTCGCAGCGGCGTTGACTGCCGATACTTCTTCGCCAGCCGCCTCAATCAACATGTCTTTCTTGAGCAGCTTGTAGTACTTGAGCTGCTGCGGTGTCAGCGGCACAAAGCGCGATGTGTACGTCACGTCGGGCAGGTCCAGGCAGTCTTTCTTCTCGTACCGAATGGCTGGCTGCAAAATCCTATGGACGGTCTGCTCGGCCCCGGGCTTGGGAATCCATTTGAACCGTGTGAGTTGATACATTACAGAGTCACGGTACGTGCCATACAGCGACGGCGCAGTATCAGGAACGCAAAGCTTTGCCAGCCCATACGCATCGAGGGGCGATTGCGCGGCGGGGGTGCCTGTCATCATCCACATCCAAGTCGTAGGCTGTACCAACTTGCGCATGGTCTTGAACCGCTTGGTCGTAGCGTTCTTGTACGCATTGGCCTCGTCGATGATGATCAAGTCGAAACCGCTGTTCGCAATGTCGTCGGCCACGATATCCACGCCGTCATAGTTAATGATGATGAACTCGGCTGGGCCATTGATGATGTCACTGCGTTTGTTCCGAGCGCCATACGCAACATCGACTGTGCGGTGCACTGCGAACTTAAACAAGTCGGCTTGCCACGCGGACTGCATGATGGACAACGGGCATACGATGAGGACGCGCTTGACTGCGCCAATACTTAGTAGGTAGTCGGCCGCCCAGATCGCTGCGCCTGTCTTGCCTGTACCCTGCTCATTGAAGCAGAACGCTCTTCGATGTAGGGTAAGAAACCCCGCCGTGTCTTTCTGGTGCGCCATCGGTTGGTAGATGCCGGGCCACGCGTAGTCACGTTCGATTGGAGAGGGTACTTTTTTAATGCCTAGCATGCGCAGGGCTTGCGCCTCTTGCAGCCCCCAGTGAACAGCAACGGCCGTGACATCTCCTTGCTGCTCGACTTCTTTGCTCTTCTTGATCGCGGTTGTGATGCGCCCCGGATTGCGGGTGCGAACCACCAGCAGCTTGTTGTCGATGATTTCCATCAGGCGTTTCTTTTTACTGTGTGGTCCGAGTTGCGTTTAAAAGAGCGGTTGTCACTAGCGGTCTTGACCTTGAGATTGCTGCGGGTCGTCTTGCCACCTTTGCTCAGCGGAGTCTTGTGATCAACGTCCTTGCCGTCGCCTTTGTGCACCAAGCCAGCTTGCTCCATGATGCGCCGCGCTTTGTTGCGCTGCGCTCGTTTCTTCTTCACCTTCTCGGTGCCGTCGTACTGCGCGTACTCTTTGTCGTACGGCCTGGGTTTGTTCACGTAGGGCATGATTAGCTCCGTTTCTGATTGTGCTCACAGTCACTCACCGGGCACCAACCTCGGCACGTAAAGTTGGGGCGCGGGTTCCAAACGTCATTCTTAAACGCCTCGTCCAGCAACCGGGCCTCGCCAAGCCACCGCTGCCAGCTTTCTTCTTGCGCATCACGCTCGTACTTGGCAGGCACCAAGTCATCGGCTACCAAAAACACAAGCCCTGCGGACACAGTTTTGACTTTGGGGAAATGCTTGAACACCAAAAGCGAAAGCAGCTCTAGCTGTTTGCGGTCAGCGTACTTGCTGTTCTTGCTCGTCTTCCAGTCAATGACACGGGCTTTGTCGCCGTTGATAATCAGCAGATCAGCAATGCCACGAAACCAAACATCCTTGTCGCGGAACCCGCACGGCTCCAAGTTACGGGTCACCCCCATCTCGTACTCGCAGTGCATCGTCCCAGGGATGTGCTTGAACGGTTCGATCTTGGACCGGATGTAAGCGTACTTCTCTGGCACTGGAGTGCCGTCCCGCAAATATTCCTCGGCGGCTTTGTGAACCGAAGACCCGTAGATCAGATGCTCTTGGGGCGGCTCAACAATGTCCTTGACAACACGCAGGCGGTGATATTTGCGCGGGCACTGTTGGAACAGTGACATGCTGGAGTACGACCATGTTTGGCTCACTGCTTGTCTCTTTCGTTTTTGAGCGCGGCCAGCGCAAGACGAATCTCGACGATTGCCTGCATGCCCTCTTCATAAGCCTCGTCGTACCTACGCTCCAGTGCGTTGTTGTACATGTCTTTGAGCGCCCGCTCGGCAACGATCAAAGGCTTCGCGTAATCAAGAATCTCCATGTTCATCCTTCGAATTTTTTAGCGCCGCCGTAACTGTTACCGTACTTGGCTTCACAATTTAAAGGCAAAGTTTGGGCCCACAGCGGACGCCACCGCATACATTCTTGCACGTACAAAGCGGCCTCGCGCCACTCTTTCTCAGGTGCGATGCAGGCAACTGCGTCATGGACGGTTAGCACAACCTTGTACCGCTTGGCGATACGCAGCATTTGCTCCCCGATGACACATCTTGCAAGGGCTTGGCAGACATTCTCAACCACCTTGCCGCCGTAGATTCGCACTGGGCCTCGACGTGTGGAGTAAATATACTGGGCCCGCCCCCCGGAGTCAACTTCGGTGGCCCTGAGATCGGTGTACTTCAGCGGCAAGCCGCTTGGCAGGTCAAACCCAACCCCCGGCAGGACGCTGACGGCCTGCGGCTGTACGCCAAACGGAACCGTTTTGAGTCTTACACCCGCCAAAGCGTCCAGGCATCTGTGTGCTGCTTCCCAGAGCCTCGGGATGTGAGGGAACCCCTCCCGATACGTTGTCAGGATGCGGCGGCATTCGGCTTCGCTGAGCGTGACACCGAAGTTCTTCAACTGGGCCTGAAACTTCACAGCCCCCATGCCGTACCCCGCACCGAGAATGGTGGTCTTGCCCACAAATCGCTCAGCATCGTCGACACCACTGGCAGGCTTGCCGTAGATTTTGCCCGCCATGATCTTGTACACGTCCTCGCCGATTTCAAAAGCGTGTACCAAATCGTTCTGCCCAGACAGCCACGCAAGAATCCGCGCCTCAATCTGACTGGAGTCGGCGTCAATCAGCACGTAGCCCTCAGGCGCGGTGATGGCAGACTTGAGTTTGGACTTGCGCGGTAGGTTCTGTAGGTTGAGCTTGTCGTCGCCGCCCCACCTGCCGGTGTGTGCAGCGTAGTACCTGAGGGGGACCGGGAGGCTACCACGCTTCGCTATCGCCACAAATCGCTCAGTGCGTGTCTCCTCCAGGGTGCTCTTTGTCCCAAGCCTTGCAGCGACAAGCGCCTGTACCCGCACATCATCGTGGTCTGCCAATGCCTTGAACGCCGGGTCGCTCTTTGCCAGCGCCAGCGTCAGCTTGTTCGTGGTCGGACTGATTTTCATAGGCGGGTCAACGCCGAACTCCATCAGCCGTCTTGCAAACTTCTCGTTCGACAGCAGCACATCCCGGTCAGCATTGGCGTCGGCGATCAGCGCCTCTTTACGCTCCACCACTTCAATCAGATGCTGCTCAAGTAGAGGCAGATCGAGTTGTAGTGTCGGCCGCGTAAACATCCGAAGTGTCAAGTCAATCAGTTTCAGTTCCTGCTTCTTAAAAGAACTGGCCAAAATCTTGAACAGGTCGTAGGTCAACTGGACATCATTGACGCAATACTCTGCGTATCGCCGCAAGCTTTGCGGGTCAAAGTCGGCCCGCCGCTTCCCCAGCGCCATCACAACTTCCGTACCCTTGGCCCCCAAGCCGTAACGCTCGGCTGCCTTGGCAAGGCTGTTACCGACTTCAGTGCCGTCGACTGCACGTAGCATTGCCAGCGTATCAAGCAGAGCCATCGGGTGAATGCCGAAGCGCCATCCAAGAATGGCACCGTCAAACATCATGTTGTGAGCAAGTACCGCCGATGACTCCCAAGGAAACGTAGCCAAGAAAGACTTGATTTGCTGGTGGCTACCAGAGCACCACACAGGTTCCTCATCGTCAACCTTGACCGCGACGCCGATCACTTCAAATCGGTCGTCGCGAACGTACTCCTCAGTTGTCATCTTCGACAAGGAAAAATCCCTGTCGTAGTAAGTTTCAAAGTCAAGCGTAATGAAGTTCACTGACTTGTTACTCCAGAGTGTGTGCTGATCTCGCGCTTCAAGTACCACAGCGCCTTCTCCAAGTCCTGTTTGCGGTTGCCCTTGAGGTCAGCACGAGTGATGTACTTGACTACGTTGCCAAGGTTGTAATTCAATTCCTTCGCCTCGATGAAGTCAATCGTCTCGATACCCCCGGTTTTGTAATGCGCAGGGTGGTTGACTGGATCGTGTTCTGTTTTCATGATTGGGCTCAGCACGACATTGCTCTGCGATGGCTTGATCGTGATCGTGTCGCTCTCGGACTGCGCTTTCTTCATCTGCGACCTGATTACATAGACATACGCTACGCTGGCGTTGAATCTTTGCGCTACTTCGATGCCTTTTTCGTTTGGGTGCTTCGTGATGTACTCACGGATTTTTGCGGCGGTGCTCAATTTCTTTGCCATGCTTTTCTCCTAGAAAGGTGCCTCTTCGGCGGTTGATAAGTCAGGCTTTATTGCCTGACGATGCGCTCTTTCGAGCAACTTCGGGTCCACTCTCGTGAACGGCCACGCTCTTGCGTAGTCTGCGCTTTGGTTTGGGTTCGCTGATCGCAACTTCTTTGGTGTTGAAACTATGTTCGTTGTAGCAGTGTCGGCGTCTGATGGGTACGCCGTCGATGTGCTTGGTTGATTTGACATCACTTGGGGCTCCGCACAGTTCGCACTTCATTCCTCCACTCCAAAAGCCTTGCGGATCAGATCAGCTGAATGGAACGGCTCGGCCTCGTATGCGATTTCGGCGCATCGGTTGGCGACAAGGGCGGCAAAGCGTTCAAGGGCAGGCGCGTGCAGGTCAGCCATTGCGTCACCGTAGCCAGCCTCCCGCGCCATCTTGGCTACGTCTTCAGTCATACTTGCCCCCTTGCTCGGTGGTGCGGGTATGCAATGGGCAGATCAGCGCCGCATCGTTCGCACCTGTCGTGCGTAACTTTCCCATCAACCACGCAACTGATGGTGTTGCGGTGTCCAAAAATCCAGCAAAGAATTCTCTTCATGCTTGCCCCCTTGCTCGGATATCAGCGGCAATGTTCTTGCAGGCAGTATGGTGTGCCACGTTTTCTTTTGCAGATGCGTCCAACAGCATTCTGTTTTCGGCCACCTTCGCACACGCCTCGCGCTCGGCTTCAACGGCCGCTTTCACCGCCGCCTCAAGCTCTGAGCGGTAGCACAGGGTGTCGTCGTCATCTTTGGTCATGCTTGCCCCCTTGCCTTGAGCATGGCGTCGGCCACAATGTACGCCGCCTGAGCAATCTCTTGCACGTTCGTGCCAC